ACTGCTGCGGACATAAGTCCGAGAGCTGTACGGCGGTTTGACTCTTCAAGTGCCAGGTAACCGACCCGTTCTCCTTTGTTAAGCAGGTGAGCACATAGGTCGCGACAGAAGGACGATTTGCCAGCTCCTGATCCTGCAGTAATCGTGACAAGCTCTCCGTACCGGATCCCGTGAAGCTTGTTTTGAAGTCCTTGAAAGGGGTACTCATGATCTGATGGAGGGGTTGGTGTAGTGATTAAGTCAAGTAAGTTTTTGGCATCAACGATGCCGTCAGGCTTGTATTGAGTGTGTGCGTAGTTGCAAACAGCTCTTACAGCTTCACTGTCACCAGCCTGTAAAGCCTCTGAGGCATCCTTGTAATCGTCTAGAAAGCCGATGTAAACCTTGCCAGGTGGTAAGACACCAGCGGCTTCATTTGCAGCCTTCTGACCGGCTTCGTCGTTATCAAAAAATAGGACGACTTTGTCGTAGTAGTTGATCCATTCGTAGTTATTTTGGATCGCTTTCTTGGCAGCAGGAGCACCATTCGGAATAGAAACCACATCCCAGTTGGGTTGTGCTTCCCAGACACTCATGGCATCCATTTCACCTTCTACAATGACAAGTTTCTTTTGCTTTGAAGTTGTCTTGTGTTTGAAGAGGTTCATCCCATACAGGGTCTTGACCTCTCCCTCACACTTGAACTGCTTATCTGTTGTCCTTACTTTTGCTCCGACAAGCGTTCCAGAGCTGTCGTAATAATAGTGGCGTAGGACCTTTCCATCTTTGTATGTTTTGAAAAGTTCGGCTGTCTTTTCAGAGATTCCTCGTGATTGCAACCTTCCGGCTGATCCTTGTAATCGTACATTGGACACGCGTTGATGAGTGTGAATAACGTCATTGTCGCCATGTGAATATGCATGGCATCTAAAACAAAAAGTGGAGCCATCAGAGTACAAACTGTTTGCATCTGATGACCCACACTGGTCGCAAGGCATGTGCCTTACAAATTCTGTGTCGCTCATGTGAGCCATTCAATTGGGATAGTCGCGAAGGACGCCCATTTGATGCCGTGGCGTTCACACCACTTGGCATAGGTAGTCTTCGATTTTTTAGAGATAGTGTTGTAGGGTGCCTGAAAGACCATACGAAGATCAATGTCAGGGTTTTGTTCGATGACTGACTTGACCTTCTTACGATCTGCACTGTCCCAGTAACCCTTACACTCAAGCCAGATCCCATTCGGAAGAATGAAGTCTGGTGTGTAAGAGTGTTGGATTACATAGGGAACCTTTGTACTTTCATATTCGTATTTGACACCCAGCTCGACGAGAAGATCAGCGACCTTCTCCTCAAGACCGGATCGGAATGCCATTTAGTCGTCGATGTTCTTTTCGATGATCTCTTCGACAATCTCAGAGACAGCTCGACGCATCTCATATTTGAAGTCATTCCGGTCAGCTTTGAACCGAGTCACGGTGATCTCAGGGACAGACACGGTCAGACGACCTTCGTAAAGACCCAGGTCTTCGTTCTTGGATACTTGGAAATCGATCATTTAGGGGTGAATCAGGGGTAATGTAAACGTCGTATAAGTCGTCGAACAGTCAGAAGTCCTCTTCAGGCTCACCTGCATCGTTCTGGACATTGGGCTCACTTGCTTTGTAACCCTTTGTCGTGCCGAACAAAGCAGCCACGTCCGTGTCGTCCATGTCTCCAACATCAACACCAGCGGCGGATGCAAGGGACACAATCTGTACGCCAACCAGCTTCAGGCTTGTGCCATACGTGACACCGTCCTTGAGGATGTAAGGCTTTTGGTAGAAGGCGATCTTTACCTTGCTACCGCTGTACAGGGGGATGTTTTCGTCAGTGATTTCAGTGCCCTCAGTGTCAACGATGCCAGGCTTTGAAGCATCATTCCAAGAGAACTTCACTTTGTATTTACCTTCAGACACCTCTTCCCAAGGCTCAGGCTTGAGAACAGAACGCTTCGGGTTCTTCAGTTTTGACTCAGCCCACTTGAGGCTATCGGGACGATCAGTTTCCAGCTGGTCAGCCATGTCCTGATCAACAATCGCAGAAAGGCTAAAGCCAAACTTGCTTGGTTTCAGTACAGCCTGATATCCCTCAAGGACAACAGGCTCTTCAGTTTTAAAAATGGTACGTGCCATCAACAGAAAAAATAGGTGGATTCAATAACCGATGCAGGTTCGAGTGTGTTACACATCGGTGGTTCAGTCTCTGCTCCAATGTGTTGAGCAAAGGTTTTTAAATAGTCATGCTCCGCAAAGAGGTGCATGTATGTCTCACGAACAATGGCTGATAAAACAGACATGTCAGTAGCACGACAAAGTACCGAGTCGTGTATGAGGGAAATCGGAGCGTCGAAGCGTAGTGCAGATAGGTGCAGGAGTGATGCATCGAGTGAATGGATTAGATTCGGAGCTGTTGCATTTTTGTGGTGTGATCTATCAACTTTGTCACCATCTTCTGTAGCAACTTTGATGTGACATCTACCTAGAAGTTGAAGCTCAATCTCTTGAACCTTTTTCTTCATCAGTTTTTGTGTCACGACAAAACCAGAAGGTGTTACCCACTCAAGTTCTTTTGCACCACGGTCAATAGCAGCAGCTACCTCCGACTCAATCCACTTCATGACACTCATGGGACCAGGAACAATGACGTTCATGGCATCCCGCACTGCTTTAACAGTTGCAGTGAGGTCATCCTTTTCAACTTCAACACCCTTTTCCAACAACGCTTCACGGATGTAACCCCTGTTGCTGAAAGGCTTTGCGTTGTAAGGGACCGTCATCACGGTTCTTTTGGTCGTCTTCCTGTCCATGTGTGGACGGATACACTCAGGTACATGTGGTTTAGCCTGTTCGGCTATCACCTTGTATGCGTCCTGAGGTTTATCACTCGGAAGAACATTGACCAGTCGTGCTGTACTTGCATCTCTTGCTAGTCCAGCAAGGATTTGCAAACCACTACATGTAGCGTCTACGGCAACAGGTAGTGAAGTATGAGTACGATCACATTCAATAACGCAGTGATAATACTCATCACATGCAGCAAGGAAAGTCCAAGGCTCTTCAGCACCTTCCCATTCAGGAAGATTGCCGATTGGATCCTTAGCTATCCGTGAAATGAGATCGTGATTCTCAGCTACCCACGTAAGACGATCACACATTGTGTCTTTGTCTTTGCCGTAGGTAGTTGCCACTTGAAATGCAAGCCATTGCTCAGCTTCAGGAGTCATGAATGACTGTTCATGAAACTTGAGTAGTGACTTACCGAAGTCTGTATCTTGTGGTGTAAGGAAGGCAGGGATTGGGTATGCCCTACCTCTGTAATCAAAGCTCCAAGGAATAAAGAACTTCTCTTTGTCCTTGAATACTTTCACTGCGTTCATGGTCATCCTTGTACGACATGACCGTTGAAACGCTTGTGCATTTGTGTTGTGTACCTCTGCAGCCTTGCGGTTGTAGTCATGCCGAGCTTCTTTGTTCTCAGCAATGTCGTAAGGCTTAGGTGGTAGAGGTAACTCCACGATAGGGATGAACTTTCCTACCTGTATCCCTCGTTCAAGCAGTGTCTCTGCGACACCGACGATGAACGGGTTCAACGTGTAGCCAACCTTCTGAATCTTGTTCAGAAAGTTGATTGGTGTTTCTCCCTGTATACGGCGGGGATCGCCCCGACGAACCATGTCATACCCACGCATGACTTCGTTCAGGAGGTATCCGCCTTGCCGTTCGTTGGTCCAGTCGTTTGGTTCGATCAGCATAGGCCAAGCCAACGGACTGAACAGCTCAGCAGTAGCCATCACTTCTTCCTTAATGGACAGGAAGTGCGTGCTGGGAATGATGTACGTGTGAGTCTTCCGACCTTCACGTCGCAGCTCTTTGGTAAACCACCCACTTGCTTCGATGATGCAGTCCATCAGCCAGCCACCAAGCTTGATGCGGTTGGCACGTCCCCAGCACTCCCAGTGCGGTACGTCGTAGCGGTTCATCAACGTCGTGATGACCTTGACCTTTTGATGTGTACCGATTGACCTGTGGAAGTAGTTCTCCTTCAGCGTGTGTAGGAGTCCCGGCACCTTGCGCTCGTAGTGCCGCATCATGCACTCGTTTTCGACTGCCTGCCCTATCGCCTCCGTGACGCTTTGGACTTGGTTGGCTTTGGGTTTGTTGCTGAACACCTTGTCAAAGGTGACCTTGCAGGCAATGGCCGCGGCAGCTTCAGGCTCAATGTCGGCTAGATACTTTTGAATCTCACGGAAAGCAAAGCCGATTTTGCCTTCCTTTATTCGGTTAGTAGTCGCCTGAATACGTCCGACCACAAGAGGCAGAAGCTGCTCAATAGAAGCCACGCCATACACACATGCAGACGCATACTCTTTGTCTTCTAGTTTTTTCTGGTTGTCTCGTAGTTGCTTGAGTCCCTGGCGTATTTGCTCACGCTCAAGCTCCACTTGCTCGTGGATCTCTGCCTTAGTTGCCAATAAGAATGCGCGTTAGATCCGGTATTTAGATCTATACCGGAGTGGATTGATGAG